CCACCACCGGTTGCGGCCCATGTCATAGAGTGATGTGTACCATTAATAACGCCCAGCACAATAGGATGTTGCGCATCACGTCCATCTAGAAACAAGCCGAAAACCCAATCCCCATTATCGGGCACAGAATGAAACTTGCCGCCTGTGCCGTTAAGCACGGGTGCCCATGGTAAATCTTCCTTGTTGATAAGTCCTTCATATGGAGAAGAGTGAAAGCCGAAGCATCGGACTCTGACTCGTCCTTCGTGTATAGGGTCGTCGTTGTCTTCAACAACGCCCATGAAACCTATCATATTGTGAAATCCGTTTCCATCCATCATAGCACTTCACCAACGTCGCCATATGCCTTGTTAATGCCGCTCTTTACCAGAGTAAGCTTTTGTGTAAATGTAGTATTTTGAATGTTGTTAACTATGCTATCAACAAAATAGGTACCACTTACTAGTTTATCGTGAGTAATATTTTCATGCGCAGCAATTTTTTCTGGTATTTGTACTGTAATAACATCTCCTGCTACTACATCATTTCTTCCATATACAGTTATAGTAAGTTCATTTTTGCCAAGATGATGCATATATTGTTTCTTGTTATTATATAGTTCAGGGTAACATGTGTTTTCTCTCATGCCAAGATTTGGCGGTCGAGTATCAAACTCTCCTTTTAAAGAATAACCATCTGGTGTAAGAGGAACCTTTGCTCCCTGAATATAATAATCTTTCAGAACCCAATCCTTAACACTATCATTTAGTCTTTCGTTTATGAAAGAAGTAGAAGCTAATAGTTGTAAACGAGACGTTTCATCATTAATGCCAAAGTCATCATGAAATAAATGTTCTGTGTATATTAGAGAATGATTCAAATAATCCATCTCTACGGTTTGTTTATAGTAAGCGCCTTCTCCACCATCGTCTAATGTATCAGCACGGTTTCCATATTCAACTGATATAACTTCGTGCATCAAATCTTCTTGTCTTGACGGGTCGATGTTGCCACCATAGTTCTGAACGTAAAACAGACCCTTCTTTTGGCCTCGCATTTCTTCCAACTTTTTTAGTTTTACCTCATACAACTTTTTATAGTTGGTGAACATGTATTCGTCTCTGTTCTCAAAGAAGCGAAATGAATTATACAAGTCATCAACAGAATATGCGCGGCGAGTGAAGAAATGAATGGCTTGTTCTGGTGAATAGTCTGGAACTATAAACTTGGTTCCTGCATCTATTGTTGGCATATCTTGCGAAAGCTCTTTTGGCTTTCCGGTCCATTTTGTGTCAGATGGCACATAGTCTGCCACAAAATATTGGTCGAATATTTCTCGTACATAGTCAGCAATGTTGCCATCACGATATGCTTTTGATATCGTAGAATTAGTAGAGAAGAACTTTTGCAGCGAGACGAAATGAAGCGTATACGACATTACCGATTGGTCATGCGTAGTCTCCCCCTCGGCGCTAATGTCGGTTACCGCATATACAAAGAATAAATCTGTGCGTTCTACATCAAAGAAGTCCACATACGTTATCTTTAGAAATTCTTCACCTCTAATCGGAAGCTTGTTCAAAATGTTTAACGCATCGAATACGCGCAAGTTGCCATATATGCCCGCGCTGGACATGGATTCTTCTATCACAATGTTATTGATGACTGGAAAAAGCTCAAGTCCACCTTGAAGCTTAAGAAAGTCAAGCCCTTTGGTCTCCGTAGTATCATACGGATATATCTTGACTTCCTTTAGGTCACAGTATCCAGCCGGTTTTATCTGTCCTGTCATTCAATAAGAATCCGTCTTAACTCACTTTCGAAGGTCGCAGCATAGGCTTCATTGATAAGCCAGATGTTGCGCTTGTTTTCGTTTAACTCCACTTCATAGTCGTAATAGCGAACCGCTTCCCATTCTGCACCAATCAAGGATGTATCATAGGTCCAAGTATCGGGGGATATCTTGATAGTTGGGTCTTCTACATTTTTATAATGTACTATATTGTTATTGGCAGTGTTATCTTGTGTCCATGCTATAACATCATATCCGGTTGCGTTTGCTTGGTCCGCATACTTTGCGATGATATAGTTGTTGAAATTGTCATAGTTCATTGGCCAATCTGTGTATGGGTCGATAATCTGATTTGCCAAATATACCATCCATACCTTATCCATCGTACCATAGTAGTAATACGCAACATCTTCGGGACGTTCCCCTTCCTTGACGACATACGGCAAATATACATAAGGGTCACCCAACAAAGTTTCCGTGACCTTGGCGCGGCGAGTAATGTTCTGAGCCACCTTGTTGGTGTGTGTAACTTTAGGAAAGAATGTGAAATATTTGGACATTTGTTATCCTTATCCGGCCCAATAATTTTCGGGTCTATCCGGCCAGTAAAATTGTATTGGGTCTAACCCTACTCTTTGCGCGCCTTGCCCTCCATAATCGGCACTGGTATGAATATCAGTTTCAACAAGACTGATTTGAAGCGTTACGATTGTTGGCGTGCCGCCCGTGTTTATGGCCAATCCGCTTGGAGTATAGTCAACGCTGATATTGGTTATCATGCATCGCTTGAATTTGAAATAGTGATTTTCGGCTAGGCCAAACAGCTTGATATCAACTAGGTCTGGATAGGTCAGCAAAGCTCGATTGAATATGGTAGCATTTTCCACTACATTCTGAAATGATGGCAGAGAATGGCGCTTCAACTCATTGATGATTTTAGCTAGTGTATCTGCATCGGCCTTATTTGTTGGAGCAAACTTCCAAGTAAGAGTGTGCGTTTTTAAAGGAACGCCATCAAAGGTTACAGTAGCATGGGGGTTTACTGCCGTTCCAGCAATAACATCCACCGCTTTACCCGCACTTGGAAACACATTTGTAAGTCCGCTTCGTATAGCAAGCTGTAGCCATTGGGCAAATGAACCCGCATTTGCGGCCCCTCCAAATATGCCTTGAAGCATTCTACCGGCTTCTCCCCCCAATTCTTGAGCAAATCCGCCTGCCCCCTCTACAAGCTGTTTTAGGTCAAAGCTGCCGCCTCCAAAACTTTCGGCAATAGCGCCACCAATCATGCCAAGTTCCGTCATTTGATTGCTTATGGTCTGTTGGTCTCCAAGCTTTTCGGGCAGCGGAAATACAATGGCGCCATTCGTATTGGCAATGGTATTGATAAGCCCCGAACGAGTATTTTGAAATTGATAGCCAATGAAGCCCATCATCAGACGTTGCTGTGGCAGCACGCTTGGATATTGATATATACCAACGCTATTATTTTGCTTGCTTTTTGCTATCTTAGTTTCAGCAGGAACAGCAGCTTTTGCGGTTCTAGCAGAAATTTTAGGGCGTGTTGTTGGTCCTGTTGTTGGTCCTGCCATTAATAGTTTCCTTGATTATAGTTCTTCTTGTTATTTATATGGTAATCCAAGCTCTTTCTCAGTATATACTGCGAATGTCCATCCTCTATCATCACAATATTCTTTAGCGGCTTTCCATTTGGCATCGTTTTTTCCCCACTCCAATACTTCACGTAAGTATTGTTTAGTTGGTCTTCCGTTCTTGAACGTCTGTTTCTTGGGGGGGATAGTTTGTTTTGCGGGCTTTACTTCTATCATTGTAGTGCCATTTGGAGTTTTTACTATCACGTCAGGAAAATAACGGTGTACCTTATTATCTATAGGACTACGATATGGTATGAATATCTCTTCACTCTGCCACCATTCCACTTCAGGATGTTCATCGAGAAACCGAAACAACTTTAGTTCATAAGAACTTCTATACACTATATTAGTTGGGTCGCCCTTGTATTTACTGGGGCTTTTTGGTTTGAATATACCTTTCATACTCTTATCATCTCGCATAAATACACATAGATGAAGTATTTATGAGGTCATAATATATGCCCGCAAGGTTATTTGATGAAATTCTAGCTAAGGGCGTTCGACAAGGCATAGTACCCGCGCGCACCAAAGAAGCTCGTCAATGGTTTAGAAAAACAGCATCTACCTATCGGTCTATTAACGAAACCGCTTTGCTAAGAAGCGGGGGCGATAGACTAGTGAATTATGGACAAGTGCAACTCGGCAGTATGTATATGTACACCTATGACGCAAAGCATAAAATGACACTTCCATATTGGGACCGTTTCCCGCTGGTATTTCCGTTTCGAAAAGTGAAGGGCGGTCACTATGGTTTGAATATGCACTATTTACCGCCGCCATTGCGAGCCAAGCTTATGGATGCGTTATACGATATA